ATAAATTACCTTTTAATACAAAAGATGGTATGTGTATGTCACCCCTAGTTTCCAGAGGAAGAGGGACAACCATCCTTGGTTTTCATTTGTGTGGACAGGGAGCTACTGGAGGCTGTGGAAATCTGACACTTGGACAGGTTGAGTTAGGTTTGCGAACTCTCGCTACCGTCCCTGGAGTCGTCAGAACAGTTAGTCAAGGAACTTTGCCCAAAGATCAATTTGGAACAAAACTAATTGAAAGTGGAGTGGTGCATCCTAAGAGTGCTACTCGCTATTTAAGTGAAGGTTGTTCAATTGAAGTTTTTGGGTCCACTTCTGGTAGAGCTACACCTATTTCGCGTGTCGTTCCTACTATTATATCAGACATTGTTACAGAAGTTACCAATGTCCCACAGAAGTGGGGGCCACCAAAGTTGAAGGGAGAAGGGATATATCCATTTCAAGTGGCCTTAGAACAATTGTCCCACCCATCTATGTCTTTAGGGAGTATTGTTGGAAAATCTGTTCGTTGCTTTCGTTTGCAATTTATCAAGATACGGCAAAAATTGCCAGAACTCTTTGTTGAGTGCAAGCCCTTGTCAGAGGTAGAAACTGTATCAGGTAGGAAGAATAGGCGATTTATTGATGCAATGAATTTCAATACGTCACCTGGATGGCCCCTATCAGGGAAGAAGCTCGAGATCTTAATAGATTTAGAGCCAGAACTCTACCCTGATATAGGCTTACCTAGAACATTTATTCCAGCAATTTGGGAAGAAGTGAGACGGATTAAAGGAATTTTGTTGTCTGGAGAACGCGTTTATTGTGTATGGAAAGCGTGTTTAAAAGATGAACCTACAAAATTAACCAAAGAAACTGTCCGAGTTTTCCAGAGTGCTCCTATAGCACTCCAACTTCTTATTCGCATGTATTTCTTACCTATTGTTCGAATTATTCAATTGAATCCCTTGATGTTTGAATGTATGGTCGGAGCAAATGCCGAAGGACCAGAATGGGAACAATTGAATGATTTTATGAACTCCAAAGGAAAGAACATTCTGGCTGGCGACTATAGTAAGTATGATCAAAGAATGCCTGCTCAGTTAGTAACTGCAGCATTCTCTATTTTGATATGGGTCGCAGAGGAATTATGTGATTATCCTAAAGAAGATGTTAAGTTAATGAAAGCGTTAGTAGCTGAGATTACATACCCAATGATGG